GGCCATAAGGCGGCCGGGGGTGCTGATCGAGCCTAATGTCCCATGGCACAAGCCGGTCGCGCCAAACAAGGATTGGGGATCGAGCCGCTATCAGGAAATCGCCGATCGCCTGCGACGCAACGGCTTCGACGTGTATCAAACAAGCTTCGGCAAGGTTCGCTTGCGCGACGTGCAAGTCATTCCCGTGTCGAGCTTCCGGCAAGCGGCGGCGGCGCTATCCGGCGTCGAGCTTGCGATCCTGCCGGAAGGCGGCTTGCACCATGCGGCGGCGGCGGTCGGTACGCCGGCCGTCGTTATTTTCGGCGGTTTCATTCCGCCGCAAGTGACCGGCTATCCGATTCACGTTAATCTGACCGGCGGCGCGGAAGCTTGCGGTTCATGGCGGGCTTGTGAGCACTGCCGCGCGGCGCTCGATCGGATCAGTGTCGATGAAGTCTATGAATGGGCAATCAATAGGATGGTCGCGAACCATGGGACACTACAGCAATAAACCGCAACAGCATCTAGGCGAGCTTGCCGCCTTCCTTGAGCGGGTCGAGCAATGGGCGCCGAAATCCTATTGCGAGATCGGATGCAAGTTCGGCGGGACGCTTTGGGCAGTGTCGCGCAAGATGGCGAGAGGTTCGCTGATCGTCGCCGTCGATCTGCCGCATGGTCAATGGGGCCGCTCGGACAGCGAGCAATCGTTGCGCGAATGCATCACGCATCTGTTCAACGACGGCTTCCGGGTGCAACTGTTTATTGGAGACAGCACCGACGGCGCGATCCGCCATCACGTCCAGAAACTAGGACCGTTCGATTTGCTGTTCATCGACGCTAACCACACCGAAGCGTTCGTTCGTGCGGATTGGGCAAACTACGGGCGCTCCGCCAAACGCGTTTGCTTTCATGACATCAGCGCCGGGCCGCGCAAGCCCGGTCGATTGCCGATCGAGGTTCCCAAGGTGTGGGAGGAAATCAAACGCGACTACGCGGCGGAAGCGACGTTCGATGAAATCCGCCTCGACCCAACGCACAACGACAACGGCATCGGAATCCTGACATGGCGTTGATCGTCTCGACGTGGCTGTGGGGCAACAAGTATTCGCAAGCCTACATCGATCGGCTACAGCGCGGCGTGCGCCGGCATCTTCGCCAACCGCACGAATTCGTTGTGATGACACCGCCGAACGGCGACGAAGCGTTGTGGCCGGGCTGCTTTTGCCGGTTGCGCATGTTCTCGGGCGAATGGCAGCGACTCTACGGGATCAAGGAAGGCGACCGGCTAGTGACGCTCGACCTAGATATGGTCATCACCGGGCCGCTCGATGAACTATTCGACCGGCGCGAGTCGTTCCTGATCTTGCAAGGCGCCAACGCCGCCAACCCGTGCCCCTACAACGGCTCGGTGATGATGCTTCGCGCCGGCATGCACGAAAACGTATGGGAAGATTTCTCGCTACACGCCGCGAAGACGATCCCCTTCTACGAATTCCCGGATGATCAGGGTTGGATCCATCACACGACGCCGAACGCCGCCGGCTGGAAGGTCGGAGCACCGAGCGGCATCTATGGTTTCCGCAAGCCGGGATGGCCGATCGGTGACGATCGCAAACTGCCGGCCGGCGCTCGCATCGTTGCCTTCATCGGCCGCAGGAACCCGGCGCAATTCCGGCATTTGCCATGGGTCGATCAGCATTGGCGATGATGCAATGTCGCGCGATACCGTTGTCGAATTTCTCACGGCGTTGGGGCTCGATCTCAAGCTGATTGTGGCCGGCTTCGCCGGCGGTGTTGTTCATGCCTTCTTTTTTCGGCAGACTGACCCTTACACGGTCGTCGGCTCGATCATGTCCGGGGTTTTTGCGGCGAACTATCTCGCCATCGGCTTGGCAAAATTGTCGGGATTCTCGATCGGCACGTGCGGCTTTGTGGCGGGCTTCGGCGCGATGGCGCTGACGCAAGGGGTTGTCAGGGCCGTTCAAACGAAATTGGGCTTGTCGAGCAATGGCGGCGATTCTCCCAAGGTTAGATGATCTCGGTGATATGCTCGCGGTTTACGATCTGGTTATGGCCTTTGTCTTGCTGGTTGTGACGCAAATCAGTACACGTTTTTCCGGGTTCTCGTGTGAATACTCGGTCCGGTCGCTGCTTCGTCGGATTGTCTATTATGTCGTCATTGCCGTGCTGTGCTACCGCGCGTACGGGCTTGCGAAGAATCAATGGCAGGTTAACGTCCCAGGCGCGATCACAAACGCTGTGATGATCCTGTGCATCGTCACGCTTGCGTGGATGGATCTGGTCTGGGAAAGAAAGATGCGGCGGCGAACCGGGCGTCGACTACGGCAGGCGTCGGCGCTTGAGCCATAGCAATGACTCGCGCGCGAGCGCGGCAACGAGACAGATCACGACAAGCAGGAGCAATACCGTTTCATTGGTCATCTTTTTTCCTTTGTGCGGGCGCCGCTTTTACCGTCGTTTGAAACTGTAGCGGAGTCAGGGGAACTACCTAGCAATGATCAATCCGCGAGACGTAGCATTTTTCATCCCGCCCGGGCTCAAAAAGTTCAAGCTCGCCTTGTTCGAGCGCATCGCCAAGCACGTCGCCGATCAAGGCGGGATGGTCATCCGGCATGACTATGAGTCGCTGGTCGCCGTCGCCGGCCACAAGATTCCGATCGTCGGTTGCTCGCCGCCGTTCAAGGATGCAATCCAGCGATGGCAGCGGGACGGCGTGCCGTGGATTTATTGGGATCGCGGCTACTTGCGGCGGGTCTTCGCGACATGGCTCCCCAAGGGCTCGGACATGGGATTGCCCGGCGGGTTCTATCGCTGGCATTTGGGCGGCTTTCAGATGGATCACGTGCGCAATGTTCCCGCCGACCGGTGGCGGGCGTTGCGACTCGATCCATCCTTGCAGCGGTGGCACAGCGGCGGCGACAAGATCGTGATCGCCGACACGCTGCCGGATTATTGGGACTTGCGTGGACTACCGCGCGGCTGGTCGGCGATCGCGGCGGACCGGCTTCGGCTCTTTACCGATCGGCCGATTGTCATCCGCGACAAGGAAAGCAGGACGCCGCTCTATCGCGAGCTTGAAGGCGCCCACGCCTTGGTGACGCACGGGTCGATCGCGGCCGTCGAGGCGGTGATCATGGGTTGCCCGGTGTTCGTCGACCGGTCCTCGGCCGCCGCGCTGGTTGGCTTGACCGACTTCGCGTTGATCGAGGCGCCAATCTATCCCGATCGCGAAGCTTGGTTGCACTCGCTCGCCTATTGTCAATTTCACGAGCAAGAGTTAATCGACGGGACGTTGTGGAGGTTGATGGCATGAGAGCGGGTCGACTCCAGTACCGAATCGCAATCCAACGCGCCACGGTCACCATCAACGATGCCGGCGAGCCGACATCGGCATGGGCGGCGATCGGCGGCGATCGATGGGCGCGCAAGACGCCGGTCAGCGGCACCGAACGCTACAGCGCGCCCGCGCTCGAAGCGCTGGAACAGGTCGAGTTTTCCATCCGGTGGTCCGACGACTTGGCGGACTTGCGTCCGGCCGATCGCATCATCGAGCCGGCATCCGACGCCACGGCAAGCCCGATCCCGGAACGGTCCAAGTATGACATTGTCTCGGTCAACGAAATGTTTCGGCGGGAAGAATTGCGCATCACCGCGACGCGGCGAACAGGAGCCGGCGGATGAAGGACATCAGGCGCGGCTTCCGCGCGGTGCTACTTGCCGATCCAACCGTGAGCGGACTCGTCGCCGGCGATCGCGTTTACTTCGAGCGCCTTCCCGAAAACATGCGGCTTCCCTCGATCGTCTATCACCGGATCACCGGCGGCAGCGACTATCACATGGAAGGGGACAGCGGATTGGAATCGGTGCTGATGCAGGTTGAGGCTTGGGCTGTCGACGGTGCGAGCGCGGTTGCCCTGGCGGATGCCGCATTCGATGCGTTGAGCGGCTACCGTGACCGGATCGGATTCGGCAGTGGCGAATTCATCAACATTCAAGGCATTTTCCACAACAATTCGACCGACGTGTTTGACGAACCGACGAAGCTCTATGGCATGCGCCGTGACTACCGGATTTATTTCGAGGCCCGCTGATGCCGATCAAAACGTTCAAGATCGAAGGCTTGAAGGAACTCGACGACGCGCTCGGCGAGCTAAAGAAGGCGACCGCCGCCAACGTGATGCGGCGCACTTTGCTCAATGCCGGCGAGCCAACGGTGCGCGAGGCCAAGGCGCTCGCGCCGGTCCGCTTCGGACATCTTCGCGAATCGATCTCCATCGGACCGGCGTCGCCGTCCAAGATGACGTCGACCGGTCGGAGCGATTACGACAAAAAGAGTACCGTCGAAGTCATCATCGAGGCCGGGCCGGATCCGCAAAGCATTACGCAGGAATTCGGGACCGTCCATCACCGGCCGCAGCCCTACATGCGGCCGGCGTGGGAGGCGACCCATAAGCAAGTCTTGAACAGCATCAAGGCGGAGCTTTGGGAACAGATCCGCAAGGCCGCCGAGCGCGCGGCCAAGAAATCGGCTCGGCTTGCCGCCAAATAAATTTCGCGATATGAAGGCGGGGCGATTGGGAACGCATTTCTTGCACGCGTGACATGCAAGGGAATGCACCATCATGACGACAAATGCCGCGCTAGGACACGGCTCGAAATTCGAGATCGTGTCGGACTCTTCCCCTGATTTGTACGTTGCCCTTGAGGAAGTTCGGAGCATTACGCCGCCGACATTGACGCTCGACACGATCGACGTCACGCACATGGAAAGCCCGAACCGCTACCGCGAGCGGATCTCGGGGCTGATCGATCCCGGCGAAGCATCGGTTGAGATCAACTATGTGCCCGGCGCGACGACCGACGACCGGCTGCGCGAACTTCTAAATCTGCCGAGTAGCGCGACGCGAACGCGCGCAATGCGGATCTCATTTCCGAACGGCGCGACAATGTCCTTCCTCGCCGAAGTGTCGAGCTATGAACCGACGGTGCCGGTCGACGACGCCATGACCGCGACCGTCAACTTCCTTGTGAGTGGCCAGCCGACAATGGGTGTGACGTAATGGCCGCGCGCTTCGATGAAGTCCCGATAGAGATCGATGGCAGGCGCTATCGCTATTATTTGGGCACTTACGGCTTGCGCGCGCTCGAAAGATCGGTCGGCAAGCCGTGGCCGAGAGTGATCGCCGAAGCGATGGAAACAGGATGGGGCTACGACATTGCCCTGACGCTATTCCATTCCGGGCTGATCTTCCATCACGAAGACATCACCGAGCGGCAAGCGTCGCTCTTGCTCGACAAGATGAGCGTCGAGCGGTTCGCGGAAATCTTCGCGGAAGCCATGAAGGGATTGCAGGCGCCGGACGATGGCGGCGAACCGCGCAACCCTCCAACGCCGGCGGCGCCAACGAATGGGATTGGGATCAATCCCTTAGCGAATGGTTGATCGCCGGCTATGACGTAGAATCGTATTGGCAGCAAACGCCGCGCACGATTCATCTAGCGTTCGTCGCACGAAACCGATCGCTGCTTCGCGGCGTCAACCGCGAGCGCGGCTTGGCGTGGAACATCGCCAACTTGCAACGCGCTCGCCGCCTTCCGCCGATGAAGTCTTGGTTGCTGCGCGAGCCGGGCCGCCGGCAGACGTGGCAAGAGCAATACGAAATCGCCAAGGCGTGGGTCGCAAACGCCGCCAAGGAAGGGAAGAAACATGGCTGACGCAACCATCGGCGCATTGCGCATCATTCTCGGAATGGACACGGCGCAATTCGAGGACAACGCCAAGAAAGCTTCGAAGGGGCTCGACGGCTTCGCCAAGCGGATGACGGAGATCGCCGCTGGCATCGGATTGGAAAAGGCCATTTCCGGCGCGGCGCGGGCGCTGGTCGATCTGACGTTCCGCGCGATCGATAGCGCCGACAAGATCGGCAAGGCGGCGCAAAAATTCGGCGTCGGCGTGGAGGAACTATCGGCGCTGACCTACGCGGCCGAGCTATCCGACGTCAGCCTTGAAACGCTCGGCAAGTCGCTCACCATCGTTTCGAAAAACATGAGCGCCGTCGCCGGCGGCACGACCAACATTGCCGCCGCCGCCTTCAACAATCTCGGGATCTCGGTCAAGACCGCTACCGGATCGCTCAAATCGGCCGAAGACATTTTCTTGGACGTCGCCGAGCAATTCGCCAACATGCGCGACGGCGCGACCAAGACGGCGCTAGCGGTCGCAATCTTCGGCCGCGCCGGCGCCGAGCTAATCCCGCTACTCAATCAAGGCCGCGACGGCATCAAGACTTTGACGGACGAAGCGCGGCGGCTCGGCATCGTAATAGACGAAAAGACCGCCAAGTCGGCCGAGAATTTCAACGACAATCTAAAGCGGCTCGGCAAGGTTCAAGACGCGATCATTCTGAAAATTCTCGGCAGCGGCGGGCTGCTTTCGGCGATCGAACAAGTTTCGTTCCGCATGATCGAGTCGGCGAACGATGCCGCGAAGTGGGAATCGGCGAGCAACTTCCTTGCAAAGGCGCTCGAAGCGGCGTCGACTTGGGTTCTGATATTGGCGAAAGCGGTCGATTTCCTGACGCTTCCGGTTCAGGCGATCATTCTCGCGTTCGTGAGACTCAAGGATCTTGATTTCTCCGGTGCGTGGGAAGCGATCAAGGACTCGATGGGTCGCGCGATACCGAACCTCAAAGAAATTTTCAATCTAATAACCAAGGGGCAGGAGGACGTATCGCTTTTCACCGAGATCCTTCGCCATGTTCAAGAGCAACTTGACAACGTCGCGAAAATCAAATTCGAGCCGAAGCCGTTTTCCGAAAAGCAATTCGAGCTTGGCGAGAAATTCGCCGATACGCTGAAAAAGATCAAAGTCGAAGCGGCCGAGACGCGCGGTGAGTTCAACAATCTGGCGCCGGGCTTCGTCGCGCAAGCGCAACACTTCAAGGATCTCGACGGCTTCGGCAAATCATACGGCACGACGCTGGCGAGCCTGACGCCCCTGCAATTGAAATTGAACGCCGCGCTGCAAGAAATGGCGCTGGCCAAGCTGTCGCAAGAATTCCTGACGCCTTGGCAGCAATACGAACAACAGATGATCCGGCTTAATGCGCTGTTCCCGGAGGGACAACGCAACGTCGAGCTTTACCAACTGGCGGCGCTCAAGGCGGCGGCTACCGTTGCGGCGGCCTACGGCACGGCGGCACAAGGCATCGTCTCGCCGATGGCGCAAGCGTTCAAAGACTTGGCGTCGATCAACAAGCGCTACGCCGGCATTGCCAAGGCGGCGGCAATCGCCGAAGCGACAATCAACACGTTCGTTGCGGCGTCGAAGGCGCTCGCACAGGGCGGCGTTCTCGGCTTCGCGACAGCCGCCGCCGTGACCGCCGCCGGGCTTGCCAACGTGGCGAAGATATCGGCGACTGAATTCGCAAGCGGCGGTTCATTCCGCGTGCCCGGCGGTGTGTCCGGCGTCGACAACCGGTTCGTGCCGCTCATGCTGTCGAGCGGCGAGCAAGTCGACATCACGCCGGCCGGGCAAGCGTCGTCGCAACGCGGCTCGACCGTCAACATCACCTTGCAAGGTGACAGCGTCTCGCGGAATCAATTGCGCGACCTGTTCAATACGATCAACAGCGGCATCCGCGACGGCTACCGGATCAAGATGGCATAGGTGACTCCATGGGCGTCTACAACGTCGGCGGAACCGTCAACAGTGGGATGCCGTTGATCGGCTACAACAACGCCGCGATCGCGGGGAATAGCGTCGTTGTCACCGGCGGGCTGATCAATCAATTTCCCGGGTTTCCCTACGTGAATTTGTGGGACGGCTCGGCGTCGACACTTTGGTATAACGTCGCGACCGATCAGTATCCCGCGAGCAAAGACGTTCATTTCATTACCTACCTAGGGGCCGGCATCCCGGTCAGCTACATCGCGATTGCGAACCACAATTTCGGCGACAAGCAAGTCGTCGCGACCGTCGAGTTGGCAAGCGACACGCCATCGTTCGGTGACAAGAGCATGTCGGCCTTGTTGCATTTCGGCGGGACGGATGGCAGCACGACATTCACAGACAGCACGGGACGGCATACGTTCACGGCGAACGGCAACGCACAAATTGACAACGCGCAATCGAAGTTCGGAGGAACGGCCGGCTTGTTCGATGGCACCGGCGACTTCCTTGACGGCGACGGATCGCTCGATTTTGTCTTCGGCGTGAATGATTTCACGATTGATTATTGGTTCCGGCCGAATGTCGATGGCACGTCGATGGTCATCTATGAAGGCCGGGATTTGACGGGGGGTGCGACGAACTTTGTGACCATCTATCGGAACCCCGGCAACAAGATGGTTTTCTTCGGGGCCGGCGCCGATCGCATTACGAGTACGACTAACATCGTCGCGGGCGCTTGGTATCACATCGCACTGACGCGAAGCGGAACATCGAGCCGGCTATTCATCAACGGCACGCAAGAGGGCGGGACTTTCAGCGATTCGAACAGCTATCAAAACGGCGCCGCGCGACCAAGGATCGGCGCCGACAATTTCGGGAATGACCGCGTCAACGGTTGGATTGACGAACTTCGTATCGTCAAAGGCTTTGCAATGTGGACGGCGAACTTCACTCCGCCGACGGCCGCCTACAATAACGAATTCGTCAAGACCGGATCAAACTTCACGTTCACCGACAACTCGCCGGCGATCATCCGCTTCCCGTTGTCGAGTGCGTACCTTGGCGTCCGCTTGCGGCTCAACGCGCCCATAATGGAGGACGACCCGGTCAGCGGCGTTGCCGGCAAGGTGACAACGGCCATGACATTCTATCCGGCGGGCGGCACCGCCGGCGGGACCGATTGGCGCGACCTTGGCGGACATCTTTGGACCGCGAACGGCAACGCGCAAATTGCCGCAACGAATCGCGGATTTGCATTGGTACTCGACGGCACGGGCGATTTCCTGACCGGCGACGGTTACAACGATTTTGCATTTGGGACCGGCGATTTCACGATCGATTTCTTCGTGTGGTTCTCGAGCGCGGCCGGATTTTCTGTCCTCTATGATGGGCGGCCGACTGGCGTGGACGGCTTCTATCCAACCATCTATCACGACGGTTCTACCAACCTGATGCACTATTTCGTCAATGGACTCGATCGCATCATCGGGACACAGGCGATCGGAATTGGCGCTTGGCATCACATCGCGGTCACGCGCTCGGGCACGTCGACCCGGATGTTCGTTAACGGCGTGCAGGATGGGCCGACGTTTGTTGATTCGTCCAGCTACGTGAACGGAACATCACGGCCGACGATCGGCGGCAACGGCATAGCCACCGGGACCGCTCAACTAACAGGGTTCATCGACGACCTTCGAGTGTTGAACGGCCGCGCCAAGTGGACGGCGAACTTCACGATACCGACGCGCGGCCTTACTTGGAACGATCAAGACTTGCGCGCCGGGATCGAGTACGTCGGCAACCTCTTGGAGCTTGAACGAAGCATCCGAGTCGACGTCGATCACGTTCCGATGCCGTATGGCCGGCGGACGACCGTCGTTAACGGCATGAGCGAAAGCGGTCAATTTCTCGGGCGCATCGTGCTCGGCGAGTGGCGAGAGTCGAAAGCGCAATTCTCGTACTTCACGCCGTCGCACTACCGAGCGGTGATCGACCCGTTCCTAGCGTCGGCACAAGAATTCCCGTTCTTCTGGTCGTGGAAACCGGCGACGTATCCCAACGAAGTGTCGTTCGGCTGGCTGATCAACAACGCCGAGCCGGCAACGGACCCGGTCAGTCAACGCGTTCACCTTGATCTGGAAATGCGCGGGACCGCGACGTGAAATCGCTATCGTTCATCGAAATCGACATTCCCGCGTTCATCGCGTCATCGCCGGATATCATGGCGACCTATCGCTTCGCGATGGCAGATTGCGGCTACTTGCCGAACGACATCGCGGTAACGGCGGCGGACATCGAGACGATCGATTATCAGCCGTCCATTTTGAGTCTTGGGCAGGACATGGGAACGCGCGCGGTCGTGACCATAACGTTCCGCGATCACCGGCATATGTGGGATCCGACGGCGGGCGGCGGGCTCGGCGACTTTCAAAGTGGTTCGATGTGGGGGAAATTCCGCGCCCGGTATGGCCTGAAATTGCGCGGCTACAATCTTCGCATGTTGCGCGGGTCGCTCGGGCAATCGTTGGATCAGATGGAAACGCGGCATTTCATCATCGACGCGACCGACGGGCCGTCGGCTGATGGCAAGTTCAAGATTATCGCGAAAGACATGATGAAGTTTGCCGACGGCGATCGAGCGCAAGCGCCGTTGATCTCGCCCGGCTTTCTGAGTGCCGATATTACCAACGTGGCGACGTCGTTCACGCTATCGCCAACCGGCGCCGGCGCGAGCTATCCGTCCGGTAGTCCGACAAATTTCTATGTCGCGGTCGGCGGCAAGGAAATCATGCTTTGCACCAATCGCGCATCCGACACGCTGACCGTCACGCGAGCGCAATTCAACACGGTCGCGCAAGCTCACACCGCCGGCGATCGCGTGCAATTGTGCGTCAATTACAACTCCCTAAACGCCGCATTGATCGTCGCGGATTTGCTTACGACCTATGCCGGCGTTGATCCGTCCTTCGTTCCCGCCGGCGATTGGGTGACCGAAGTCAACACCTATTTGGGCGTGAACTATTCGGCGCTGATCGCCGAGCCGACGGACGTCGCCAAGCTGCTATCCGAGATCATCGAGCAAGCCGGGCTTGTCGTTTGGTGGGACGATCTGAATCAACAGATACGCTTACAAGTCTTGCGGCAAATCCCGGTGACGGCGTTCACCTACAATCCCGATTTCATTTTGGAGAAATCGCTTGCGGTCAAGGAACAGCCGGAAAAGCGGATCAGCCAAGTCTACACCTACTTCGGCAAGATCAATCCGCTGATCAAAGAGGACGAAATTTCCAACTACCGATCGACGGCCGCCAACATCGACACGGCGGCCGAAGCGGATTATGGCTCGCCGGCGATCAAGAAAATTTTCAGCCGATGGATCCCGATCGGCGGCCGGACCGTGGCCGACACGCTCAACACGATTCAACTCGCGCGTTACCGGGATCCGCCGCGCCAAATCAAGTTCGACCTGTTCCGGGGCGCCGGCGCCGATCCCTTGCTTGGCAACGGCTATCAGATTCAGAGTTGGCTTTTTCAAACGACCGGCGGGGCGCCGGCGACCGTTCCGATTCAGATGACGGGCGTCGAGCCGGGGGCGGCGATCTTCGAATGTGAAGCGGAAGAAATGTTGTTCGCGGCCACGTTCTCGCCGGGCTCGCCGGACGTGCGGGCAATCATCATCGATGGTTCGGTGAACGACGTGAACCTGCGGACGATGCATGACTCGATCTATACGTCGCCGCCTACGTCGGGCATGACGATCAACATTACCATCAATTCGAACGTGATCGTCGGAGCGTCGAGCACCGCCGCGCCGGCTTGCACGGTCGGGACGTGGCCGGGCGGCGTGACGATCAACCTAGTCGTCAACGGCCGGATCCAAGGTTGCGGCGGCGCCGGCGGCGCCGGTGGCTTCGCCCTTAACGCGTCAAGCTCGAACGGCACGGCCGGCAACGTCGGCGGCACGGCGCTGTTTTCCCGGCAAGCGATCAACCTATCCGGCACTGGCGGGGTATGGGGCGGCGGC